TTCTGCCTTTGTTTTTTGCGGAACGCGCTTTCATAAGTTCCCTCCCTTACTTTTTTTAAAGCTCTTTCTTGTTGAACTTCTTTACTTTCCCAAACACCTCTACCTAAGAAATGATTTTCATCATAATCCTCATCAGTCATGCTTGCAATACCTACAGTTGAACCTATGTTATCATTTGGATGTAAATCCTTATACGTTTCTATCATAGTCTCAATCTGTTTCTTCAATTTCATCAGGTCTTCTATCATAGTATCCTTCCATTATTTTTAAAGCACACTCCCTGCATACATACTTATTTGTATTTGGAGATAACAATGAGTACACAGGGAAGCACTTTATATTACATTTATTACAATCAATCAATTTCAACACCGTTGAATTTCTCTATTATTTTAGCTTTAAGAGGATGTGGTTTAGCTTTAGATGTGGTACCATATTGAGTCATAGCCCAAGCTGATTCTTCTATCCATATACAGTTTTCACACCCTTCACATTCTTCCATGTGTTTTTGTGCTTCTTCTGTTTGCGCATACCAACTCATTTTGACTCCTTATCCGCCTCTTTAAGCTTTTCATGCTCTTTATTTCTCTTTTCTAACCATTTTGTGAATTTATCAGTATCTTCTTTAAAAGTTATATAAGAGCCAAGAGTAATATCAATTGATCTTAAGGCTTGTAGTATGTAAGTTTGTTGTTCTATTATATTTGTTACAGCATTTTTAAGTTCCATAGCTGTTGGTTTCTTTTTACTCATTACAAACCCATCCTTCCTCTTATAATTTCAACTATTTTATGAAGTTCTTCTGACATATTAGAATGTGTATCACTTCTTTTTCCTAGAAGATCAATTCTATCTGACAAAACTTTCATTCTTTCTGACATTTCTGTTACAGTTTTCATTTGAGATTGAAGAGTTTCATTAAGTTTATCTACTAAATCAATAGTATAATTCACTTCATCAACTTTTTTTTCCTTTTTAGCCATTATAGCCTCCTTGTTTTATAGGGCACAATGCAACCTAGTATCGCCATGTTAACATAATCGCTTATTACTACATCATCCACGACAAACACTGTGCCCTAATTATTTATGCTAGTTTCCAAGTAAACTCATGTTTACCATAAGGTCCTAGCTTTTTGTTATCAGTTTTAGTTAATTTACCTTCAGAAGTTAAATCACTTAGAGCTCTTCTAATACTAGTTATAGGCCATACAGTATCAGGCCCTAGCATATTTAATAGCTCAGAAGGTGATAGTTCAATTTCAGGTTCACCATCAAATATTCTAAATATAATATCTTCTTGTGTTGCTGTTCTTGTTCTACTTCTTTGCAGAGTTTCCCCTGTTTCATCATTAGTATTATAGTACATAGTTCTCCTATTCTGATTTCTCTATTCTAACGTTATTAACAGCTAATCTTACTTGTAAGTGTTCTTTTTCCCTATTTTTATCACATTTAATGTCTAATAATTCCACTAAACCTGTTTCTTTATTCTTAAATGGGTTAATTGATATCACTTTATTAGCATTATAAGCTATTCTAAATGAACCTCTAGATGAAGATATATCCATACCTTCTTTGAAAGCTGACTTGCTCACCTCACTTACAGCAAAGACGATCACATTTTGTCTTACTGCAAGTTCCATAATAGCCTGAGATGCTTCTTCAACTTTCATATTGTTATCCTTTTGTTTGCTCTTAAATAGCCCCAAATGATCAACAATTACTATTTCTGGCTTAATGGGTAGACTGGTTATTCGTTGTTCTAATTCTTGCGCATATGGCGCTGAATAATCAACAGTTAACCATTCAAAACGTTTATCCATACCATTTTTCATTTGCTTATAGTGTTCAGATAACTGTTTTTCATCCCATCCCATCTCAATTTGTACAAATCTAGACCATATTTGTCTTGGTGACATCTCCATTTCAACAAAATATGTTTGTTTCTTGAAGTAATTAGCCCAGTTTTGTAGCAACATAGTCTTCATACTAGCTGGTGGAGCCTGGATTATGACAGTTTCACCTGGATATACAGGGAAGTTCTGTCCATATGGCTCACCTAAGTTAATAGGCTTAAGATCTTGTGCATAGAAGTTAATAAGTTCATTCTCCATACTACTAGAATCCATCATATTTTCAGCTTTAGCACCTCTATGTAATGTACATCTAGAGTTACAATAAAACTTAATAACAGGATCATCAGCACCATATCTATAACCTTGACCATCATGTCCAGTATAACAACCTTCTATTATACCTTCCATTTCTTCAGGTTTAAACTCACTTTGAGCGTCATTACTAACTTTTATACGCCAATCTTCCATGATAAGTCTTACAACATTCTCTGGAAAGTTCCATCTTAAGTAAGATGCTACTCTTAAAGCTACCATATGACGTTTACCATGTGGTGCACCTTCCATCATCTTCTGTATACAATTAGTATTAACGGGATCTCTAGTGCTTGCAACTTTAATAGGCTGTTTTTCTTTGACTTCTTCTTTATCAAATACATCAAAGACTTCTTTACATTCCAAACTATGTTCTAAATCTATTTCTCTAGGCTTTTTGCACCATTTATTAATAGTTCTTTCTAACACACTATTTTCATATAATGCTTTTTGTGGAAATGGTACCTTCCATAATCCAGATTTAGTATTTAAAGTGTTAGGTACACGTATTAATCTAGACTTATCAGTAACAGATGGATCAGCATACTCAAATATACCATGTTTAGTAAGTTCTTCTTTCACTCTTATGTGTAAGTTCTTACTAGGTCTCCACTTAAATGCTGTTTCTGATATATGTACATGAAAACCTCTACCACTAAAGTATACATAATAAGGAACAAATAACTCTTCTAAGCGTATAAGCAATGCTGCAGTCTTTTGTGCTGCTTCCCATACACTATCACCATCTACATCTAATATAAACTCATCAGGCATATATATTAAACCATCATAACCTGATAAAGACTTATTTTTAGCATAAAACTCTACTACATACTCATCATAGTCATATAAAGACATAAATGTATCACTATCTGTACCCATCCAATCATTTATTTTATCTATTGCTTGGAAGTTATGTCTATTACTTACTCCTAATGCGAACTCTTTAAACATTTGTTTCATTTTTTTTCTCCCTAAAATATTCTCTTATTTTAATAGCAGATTTTTCAGCATCTTTTTGTTTTTGTAATTCTTCTTTTGTCTTTTCTCTTAACATTTTTTGATACTCATATCTTGCTCTTTTTGCTAACATTCTAGGAGTGTAGTGTGTATAGTCTCTATCTTTAGGATTTTGTCCTAAACCTATATCTGTTCTATTCATAAAATGCATAAATTCTGTTGCTCTCATAATTCCCCTCTAATTAATTCATCGATTAAAAACCAAATTAGTATTATTAAAATATAAAATGTCATATTTCCTCCTTGTATATAGGGAGCCTCACATATTCCTTTGCCTAAGTTGCGAACTGTTGGACTTACAGGACCAGTTATTGGCTCCCTATAAATTAACGATTACCTACTCACTTAAAAGGGTATATCGTCACTCTCGGAGGAATCAGAAGTGTCAACGACACTCGCTAATTTCTTTTCTATTTTAGGTTGCACATACTCTTTAAAGTATTTCTCTGCTCTATCCTTCCAGAATTGTACGTCATCAGCATTAAAGCTTTCTACAACGTTTTCAAACTCTGTTGGAGCGCATTGATTTAACACTCTTGAGTATTTACCATCTTTATGTACGTATACATTAATATTTTTACCTATTAATGCTTCAACACTATCATCTAATTTAATAACTTTAGTGTTATTTGCGCCTTCTAAAGCACTAGTAATACCTGCATTAGCATATCTAAATAGATTACCTATAGCAAATTCTTCGCCACTAGCATTCTTTTTCTCATACACTCTCATATTTAATGACTCAGGAAAGTCATCAAACCATACATCTAGGTATTTAGTACCATTATAGTCGCCATATTCAGCTTTATTTATAAGCTTGGTGTGCCATCCAGTTGAAAAACTAGATCCACCACCTGTTTTAACAGTTAATGTTCTAACCATTGTGTTCTCCTTTTAGTTAACTAATAGATTGAGCATCATCATCATATTGTG